TGAATGAAAATAATACAGAAGTTTTTACGCCCTCTTTATTTATATTAAGTTTACTTGAAGTGGTTAAATCGGTGGATATGGGTTACAGGACTTTTGAAATCTGTCCCGTATCTAATCCTCATGAGCAAAAACAAAAGGTCTGGGGAGCAGCAGATTTTGATTTTTGTAAGATAGTTTTAGATGATAATATAGAGCACGATTTAGGGATGGAAACCCTAGTTCACGAGATCGTTCATTGCCTATTAAACTTATTTAATATTGATGATCAAGCCAACGGTAAAATTCGTGAAATCTCTAATGAAGAGCTAACTACTATAGTGAGCAGAGGATTAATGATGCTGTTCAAACTAAACCCAAATCTCATTAATTTCATCAATGAAGGACTTAAGCCAAAAGGACATTTACCCGAGATCAAATCCGATTCCGGCGAAATTAGTTGTGTACCGAACGGGAAGGTGGATCTTTGCAGCACCCACTGGCTTAGTAAACCAGTACCAAAACCTGAAATTTTATCAGATTAACTCAAGATTCGGTATAGTTAATAATAACCAGACTAACCCTACCGTTATTGTAGAAGAAGGCTCCCCAGGCGATTACCTCGTGGTCAATAGCTTAGGGGCTTATTCTATAGTAACTCAAGAGATGTACAAGAACTACATCCCATCAAATGTAGGTACAGAGATTAAAAAACCAGTAAATTCCAACGAGCTAAAAAACCCCGACTACATTACAAAAATACTAAGATCCTGACTATAATAGGCTATGAAATCACTAGAAGACGCATTTACCAACTTTACTTGGTCTACTTATAAAGACATAAGTGACAGCTTACTACAAGTAGACGATACAAACTTAGAGCAGGAAATGCTCACTCACCCCTCTACTTATTCTTACTACCATGCTTTAATGAGCTATGCTAAGGATAGAGTATCGGAAGCGGAAAGAGGTTTAATGCGAGTTGATGCTAGTATCAGAAATACTATAGGTAATGTTTCTATTACTGGGCATAAGAAGACCGTCAAAGACATTGATGCAACAGTATTCTCCTCTCCTGAATACGTTGAAGCGGCAAAAGAACTCAGCGATGCTAACTTTAAATACGAACTATTTAAGGGCCTCGTTCGAGCACTTGAACACAAGAAAGACATGATGGTTCAAGTGAGTGTTAATAAACGTGAAGAAGTAAAACTGTACAACAGATAATACAAGGAAACCAAATATGACAATAGACCTAGACGCACTAAGAAAAAAACACGCTGAACTAAACAAGCCACGGGGAGCAGGTGGTAACAACGACGAATTCCTCAAGAAGTTTTTCCAAGTTCAAGACGGAAACAACGTGGTAAGAATTCTTCCTGGTATCAATGACCGACAATTCTACTCAGAGACTAAGATTCACCGAGTACCAACAGCAGATGGAAATACAAAAAATGTCCACTGTCGAAAGGTTCAAGGGGAAGCTTGCCCTCTTTGCGATCTCTATTACTCGCTATGGAAAACCACAGGGAGCAAGGAAAAGGTTGCTGCGGATCAAGCTCTAGCTCGTCAGATCAAACCACGAGAACGATACTACCTCAACGTATTGGATAGAGCTACTAACGAGGTTAAGATCTTCTCGACGGGTAAGATTGTGATGAACAAGATTATTTCTTCTATCCTTGATGAGGATATTGGCGATATCACTAATCCTGAGACCGGGCATGATTTCAAGATTCACAAAGTAATGGAGGGTCAATGGCCTAAGTACGATCAATCGGCACCAAGACCAAAGCCCTCTGCATTAGGAACCAAGCAAGAAATTGCAGCGGCGTTAGAGTTGAGACACGATATCTACACTCTAGTTAAACTAGAAGATTACGAAGAGGTTAAAAAGATTGCAGAAACACTTGCCGTTGGCGGATCTGTTGCTGCACCTTCACGAGCTGCATCAGTAGAAGTTTCTGATGAAGATTACATGGACAAATTACAAGCATGAAAAATTATTTACTCCCGGTTTTAATGGTACTGATAGGGCTATTTACAGCCGCTACACTTAATAGTTGTAGTGCTGATAGAATGCCTTTTGGAAAAGATACGGTTATAACTACAATTGGAAACGTACAAGAAGGCCAAGATTATAGCCCGATCGAAGAGAATGAGATTCCTCCAGATGTAGCTGAGGCTATTCCAGAAGGAACGGTACTAGTTTTTACACACAGAGATTCATTGGTTGATCCAGCAGAATCCACTGTTCCTGTAACCTGGCCTTTGGAAGAGCGAGATTGGGGTGGAATTGCTAGTGCTGGCTTAGATGTAGCAAAAGTATTCTTTCCTGGCCTAGTAGCTTTTGAAGGTGTTGTAGCTCTTTTCTCAGGTCGAAAACGTCGTATCTATTCGAAGGCAGCTAAAACTGTCGTAGCAGGCGCGGAACCAAGATCTGATGGAGTTCAACCAAATAGATTTGCAGAAGTGGTTAAACTACTTGCTCAAGGTTTGGGTACTCTAGACTCAAGACCTGCTCCTGTAACAGAAGTTTCTACAAGTTCTCTATAAGACTTACTAGCTAAAAGCTATAATGAAGTTAGGAATAAAAAACCTAACTTCATTTTTTTTCTCTTTTCTATTCTGTAGAAAGCCTATATACTATAGAATGAAGAACTGCAATAAGTGTAAGATTGATAAGCCTTTGGATCAATTTAATAAATGTTCCGCTAACCGCGACGGAAAGGCCAATATTTGTAAAATTTGTAAAAGGGCAATAGATTACGAATATTCCGAAAAACATAGGGATGAGGCTGCAAAAAGAGCTAGAAATTATTATAAAACTAATAAACAGAAAGTATTAGATTATCAAAAAGTTTATGGCAAGACGGATAAATGCAGAGAAGGTAGAAAAAAATATAGAGAAGAAGTTTTAAAAGTACACAAAATTGATTACTATAGAAGAAAAAAGAAAATTGATAAAACTGTAAGACGAACAAGAGAAAAAAACGCAGGTAAGATGGATGTATCTTCCCTTATAGTTTTAGAGAATTTTAATAAACTAAACTTCTCCTCGGATTCTTTTCATTGTGAGTATTGCTCTTCTATAATATATGGAATGTATGATTTAGAGCATATAATTCCTTTGTGCAAGGAAGGGACTAATGAGTTAACTAATTTGGTTATTTCCTGTGATTCTTGTAATAGGGGGTCTGGCGGAAAACATAATAAGTTATTAGAACATTGGCGACCTGAATTAGTTGATTATATAAACTTACGAAATATACAAATATATGACTATAAATTGGAGTAAACAGGAGGGTTGGCCGGGATTTAATGGGAGGAAACTAAGGATTCTTTCAGTCCCAGCCAACTATGGCGGGTGTAGTTATTACAGGATCTTAGATCCACTAAGAAAGCTTCAACAACTTTATCCAAATGTTGTGGAGATAAGAGAAGACCTAAATCCTCTAGCTATTGATGAGAAGACCGGCCATTGGATTCAAGACTGGAAGTTCGAGAACATTAAGTGGGCCGATATAGTCTTCACTCAAAACCTGTCAAACTTCGGTGCTAACTATACAGCACGAATCGTAGGTAAAGCTAAAAAATACGAAAAGTTGGTCGCCTATGATACAGACGACCTTTTAACGGATGTTTACGAAGGTCACCGATTACACGGAGTTTATAAAGAGAAGAAGCTAGATGAGCTAACCAAGTTTATCTACTCTCACTCCGATCTAGTGACCGTAACCCAAAAGAAGTTTGCTGACAGAGTTAAGCCTTTCATAGGCTACGGAAACTTCTTAGCTATAGTTAAGAATGCTATAGACTATAATCTACCTTGTTGGAACATGCCAAGAGTAGCCAAGCCAAAGAAAAACTACTGTCGATTTGGTTGGGCTGGCGGAATCCACCACGAACAAGACCTTAAATACTTTGCCGGTGTTCCTTCTATGGTAAACGGTAGAGTAGGAGTAGAAAACTGTAGATGGGATTTCTACGGTCATCCTCCACCAGGAACCAAAGATGGTGATTGGCAAATAGACGTGTGGAAGAAGTACCAAGCTCTTCTATTAAAAGGCTTCAAAGGCCCTAAGAACTACAGTATCCATTACGCCCTTCCCCCAGATCGTTATGGAGTATTCTTCTCTAATATGGATATAGCCTTAGCTCCACTAGAGATGAATCCTTTTAATGACTCAAAATCAGAGATTAAACTAGCTGAGTGTGGACGCTATAAGGTCCCGCTCATAGCCTCTAACGTTGGTTGCTATGATGAGTGGATTGTCAATGGCGAGACCGGCTACCTGATTGATCCTGACAAGGGTGTAGCTGAGTGGAACCGCGTATTGACCAACGTAGCCAAAGACCCTAACTTAGTCCAAAGAATGGGCGAAAACCTTCACAAGCTAACCGAAGAGAACTTTGATCTCAATAAGGTCGTAGAGCGAAGGTTAGATTTATACTTGGAGATAATTAATGCAAAGCCAAAAAGTCAAACTA